AAAATACTCATGCTTATAAAGAGAGCTTAAAATCTTTAATGCCTAAAAATGTTAAACTTGATCTTGGGCAAACTGATCCACAGGCTACGAGTTTAGTGTATTGGGATCATGTTAAACGTGCTATGGATGATATGGTGGCCAAGGCCGAGCGTGCTGGAAACAATAACGAAGCACGAATTATATCTAATACTAGACGTGATATGCGTAATAAAATGGATGAGGCATTCCCTGAGTATAAAGAGGCCAGATCATTGTATGAACGAAAAATGGTTCGTGAAACACTTGAAAAAACCTTTGACCGAAAAGCCATGAATGGAACAAACTTTTATAGGGCCTTGGAATCTGATAAAAAGTTCAATGAAATATCAAAGCACTTAAAAAATGCCCCTGAAGCCTTGGAAAACCTAAAGGCTATGCGAGAATTGTTCAAGGACTTAACGGGGCCGCCAACCATTAAAACAGCCAAAGGAACTGAAGAACGAGGCATGAACCAGGATAGAAACCCTGGAAGCTATATGGAGCATTTATTAGAACATGCATTTACAAAAGGGGTTAAAGATGAAGATGCCATTAAATTTATTACAAGCAAGGATTGGGGAAAACAGCTTAAAGAAATAAACAAGATTTCAGACAAGCATTTAAAATCGGTAGCCTTTGGATTAATGTTATCTAAAGGAGTATCACAAGCGGCGGGCCGTCAAGAGAGAAATCCATTAGAATTAGAGCTTATTGGCGGTCATCACTAGATTTAGACCACATTTTAGCCCAGCGATATTCTTTAATGCCTTTTTTAGTGCAATAGTAGGCAATAAAGATAAACAAGAATACAAGAAACATAACTATCTCCTAAAAATTGGAGTATAGCGTGGTAAATGAACAAAAACCAATCATTATTTCGTTAAACCATGATTGATTTGATAAGGATATTATTATGGCATTAGGAGCAAGAGGGGCCAATCCGATATGGTCTGAAGTAGACTTACAGGGAAATCTTTTTGATGACAATTTTTATTTATTTGTCCTTGAAAATACTATTCCTTACATTCCAGCTGTTGTTTACCATGATCCAAATCTAAATGTTCCATGGACAAATCCTATTCAATTTCTTAGTAATGGTACATTGCCCTTAGATATTTATTTTGCAGAGGGTGTTTATAGATTGGAATTCAGGCAAAATAATGGGATTGATCCACCATCTCAAAGTGACCTATTAATCTATGAAGTGGATAATTTCACACCTTTTATTTCTGGTGAAGCACCAATCGATTCTGTTTCATTTGCATCAAGCAATCAAATAACTAATCCTCAATTTGCACTAACAAGTTTTTCATCGCCATTAATATTAACCAATGTTACAAACCCAAATCCGATTGAAATTGGTCCGGGATGGTTTTTAGAACTTGCAGGAACTGGAGATGTTACTGTTCAGAAAATAGCACTTAATAATTTGAACGCAAACCCGTCTAATGCTCCTTATGCATTGCAATTAACTTTGAATGGATGGGACACTGACAGTGTTTTCTTAAGACAGAGATTCCAGCAAAATGGTATGTTATGGGCAAATAAGTTTGTTTCTTCTACACTTACATCTAGGGTTGAAGGGGTTTCCGTTTCGGTCGATGCTGATTTAATTGATTCAAATGGATCAACCCTTGCAAGGGTGCTAGATGTGCCCTCTGTAGACGGATCTTTTAATGAATTTACAGGATATGGTGAACTTCCAGATACAACAAATCCAGATATGCCACCATCTGCTTATATTGACTACAAATTATCACTTCCAAGTAATGTTGATATTTATTTAACAAGTATTCAGCTGGTTGTTCAGCAATTTCCTGTAGAACCTAGTTTTGAGCAAGATTCAATAGAGCGTCAAATTGATCATACATATAATAAAGCTTATCCGATCGTCCCTGTGGGAACTATTATTGATTTCGGTGGTTTTGGAACTCCAATACATTATGTTAGTTGTGATGGAGCAGCTTACAACAGGCAAGAAAAAAATCAACTTTTTGAAGCTATGACTCATGTTGAAACAGTATCTTTAACAAACACGCTAACTACTTTTACTGTAGTTTCATCTCAAGAATATGGGATTGGGATGCCTTTAGAAGGATTAGGAATACAGCCTACTACTGTTATATCCAATATAGTAGGTAATATTATAACGATGTCTCTTCCTGCTACAGCAAGCAATAGTACTCCTGTTCGTTTTTTTGCAGCAGCTAATGGTAATGGATCAACGACATTTAATGTTTATAATTTACAGGATTTTGTAATAGCTGGAGCAGGTGGATCAGGAATTGTTCCATCTAATATGAGCGCTATTGGTAGAAAAACTGGGGCATCAACTCATGCTTTAAGTATTGCTGAAATGCCAAACCACAATCATCCTGGAAGTACCGTACCATTATCACAAAATATTGCTACAGTTTCAGGACCAGGAGGATTTAATTCGGTTGTTACAGTTCCTACATCATCTGTAACAGTGGCTCCTCAGGGAGGAGGATTGCCACACTCCATAGTTCAGCCAACTGCATTCATGAAAAAATGCATTCGATTTGAATAACTAACAAGGAAAATAAAATGACTATTCAATATAACAGCAACTACAACGAAACATTACCATTTAGTGATATTTGTTATCAAATAAATTGTGCGGCTGGAGTTGAAGAAACCGCCGTAATTCATGGTTCCTCCACGACTCTTTATCAAGCTTATTTTGAATACACAAATACATCGAATGTATTTGTTAGATTGAATGGAACTCCCGCTTCACCCCCTGCTGGAAGTGTTACAACACAGTCATACAGTGAATTTAAGCCAAAGAAACGTTATGTGAAAGGCGGGGATGTGATACACTTTATTACACCAGATGCTACGGCTTATATCGGAGTTTCATTAAGACAACTTCAAGGCTAATAGTACAGTTCACAAGGGATGTGACATGGTAGATACATTAAAATTTAGTCAAATGATTTCTGGTGGCGATCTGTCTCCCGATCAGAAAACTGCCGGATTATTGGCCGGAGGGAATGTATTATACAATAATCCATTCCCGTTGCTGGCACCAGGAAGCACAATAAATAGACCCGCCATTCATTCTTCTATGTATTATCGTCTTAGATTTAATACAACTTTTGAAAAGTATGAATATTATTCACCAGTGACATTATCATGGATTCAGATTCAACAATCAGCTAGTAGCATAAATGGACCTTTTGTAACTTACACTTCTGATATAAATTTACCTGATGCATTTGATCTTGGGTTGCTTTCTTCAGGCATATTAAAACAAACCGTTATTCTAGGGGTTTCAACACCAAATATTGCCATTAATGAAGTTGATTATTACGGACCCACCATGACTGGGTTTTTGCAATCACCTGCTGGGATAAAAAACTCAAGCGGAGAAACTGTTGTAACATTTAGCTCAATCCCATCTTCTGAAAACTACATTGATATTTCAAGTAGACCTTTTGGATTTGCTCCAAGTATATCAGTTAATGGTCCCGTCGCTGACATTGGTATAGATTATTTTACCAAAGGGAGTGGGTCTCATATATTTATTTCAACATCTAATATACCTTTTTCTATTTTTAGCGGCACTTCCTCACAGCACATGACTACATTTTCTTTTTCAGACACGCCTTTCTCAAGAACAGCTACATTTCAAGATTCAGACGGAACATTAGCTTATTTATCTGACATTCCATCAGTTACCCCTTCAGCATTGTCTAAGACAGATGATACGAATGTAACGGTAACATTAGGAGGAAGCCCTACAGTTTCTTTACTTGCGCCAACATCGCTAACACTAGGATGGACAGGACAATTGTCTTTATCTAGAGGTGGTAGCAACGCAAATTTGACAGCTTCTGATGGTGGGATAATATACAGCACTGCAACGGCAATGAGTGTTTTGTCAGGAACGGCCACTGCGAGACAAATGCTTCAGTCCGGCGCAAGCGGTGCTCCTTCTTGGTCTACAACCACTTATCCAGCAACAAATCCGATTAATACAATGATGTATTCATCAGCTGATAATGTTTTGAGTAATATTTCAGCGTCTAATAGTTCTGTATTAACAACGGATTCTTCAGGAGTTCCTTCTTTTTCAGGTCCATTATCTGATGGACAATTAATTATTGGATCTACTGGATCTAATCCTGCGGTAGCAACTATTTCTCCTGGATTTGGGATTTCTATTGTTAACTCTGCAGGTGGGATTGCCATAGCCAATTCAGCCACCGGAAGATTAAAAAGTTTTCAGATATTGACTTCAGGTGTTGGAGCTACTTATACAACACCTGCTGGAATTACCTCTATTTTTGTTGAAGCCATTGGAGGTGGAGGCGGAGGGGGTGGAGCAGAGGGAGCAGCTATAAGTTTTTCTGCAGCGGGAGGGGGAGCATCAGGTGGATATGTGTCTGGTTGGTTTTCTACAGTTGATCCAACTTATTTATATACAGTAGGGGTAGGAGGCGATGGTGGACTTTCCGGTAACAATAATGGATCAGTAGGAGTAACTACTGTATTTGATATTTTGCGCGCTACAGGAGGATCTGGTGGAAATGGAAGCCCTGCAATATTGGTTTCTTCTTCTCAAATAATACCTGGAGGAATAACACCTGGCGTAGGATCAGATGGAGATGTTAATACAAAAGGATCTCCAGGAATGTACGGATTCACAATAACTGGAAACTTAGGATCGGGCAAAGGTGGAGACAGTATGTTTGGAGGAGGATCACCTGGACGAACAACTGCAGGCGATGGAAACTCAACAGGAGGCTATGGAGGGGGTGGAGGTGGCGGTGCTGCTACTACAACTTCATTTGCTGGAGGAGCAGGTACTGATGGATTAATAATAGTGTGGGAATTTGAGTAGAATTCTATCATTATGTGCTAGAATATAGAT